TTGCAATATAGAAACCAAAAAGCTCATCACGCTTGTATTTTCTGGACAATTTGTAAAATGCAAATTTGTCCTTACGAAGCATAAATTGCTCTTTGGTTACATTTGTCTTGCCGTTATATTTCACATAATCATAGTTGCCCGAGAAATGGAATTTTAATCCATTATACATTGCATAGGCATCAAACCCACCGGCTTCATTCATAGCGGCAATTTATTTACTTTCTTTTTCATTAGATTGATTGCTTGTGCTTCTTCACCAATCTTTGCTTTGATTGGTGGTGTTAGAAGTGTAGCAGCCAATTCAATCTCAAAACCAATTTCTTCACAATGATACACAACGGCATCCATGAAACCGATATTTCGTTCAGTAACTATCCTTTCAATGATAGCACTGAAATCTTTCATTTCATCTTTCGTAGGCATTATTTCCTCAATGTCATTGAATATGCAATGCATGTGGAGGTCGGTGAGGCCTCATATGAACATTTAACAGAAATTGGATCAACACCCTTCTGGATTGCTGCTTCAATGTTCTTTGCCATATTATTACGATCATTGATGTTATAGAGGAAACCTCCAACAATCAATGAACATGCGGCAATTGTAATGCACACAATAATCGTGACCAATTCTGTATTTGCTTTCTCGCTCATATAATCTCCTTGTTTCTGTCAATATTATCCTTGTTGCTTCTATAAAAGATATGTCGCCCAATCTGCTCAATCTTCTTTAGATTCCAACCTGGATTCACATAATCAGCATGATAGTATGTCGCACCCTTTGTAACATCTTTCATGCGTTCGTAGTTAATAACCATATTGGTTGCTAACTCACGAATCTCATTATACAGCATCGTATCATGGATTGTCAAGCGTTTTCTTAAAACGGCTGGATCACAATACCAAGAGAATTGGCATGTACCATTTGTTTTCTGGAACACCACATCACAAATTGTGTGTGCATAATTTCCTGATTGTAAACGATTGATTGTTACGAATGCGACAGCTTTTTTGCCGTCTAGAGGCTCATGTGCGGCCTCAAAATAAATGTTTTCCGCTAGGCAAGTAACTTGTTTTTGAACATCTTTAGATAATTTGTTATAAGATGTTTTTAACGGTAGTGAACCGTGAAGATCAATGTTAATCATACCTAAAGATATAACCAGTGCGGAAAAAACTATGCTTAAAAGTATTGGTTTACTTCGCATATTTTCCTTTCTGAAATGAAGGGTTTTTTAGGAAAACCCTTACAAAAACCATCTAAACCGAAAAGATTATTTCTTGGCTTCGGCTTTCTTTTCTTCTTTCTTAGCAGGTTCTTTTTTCTCCTCTTTCTTTGCCTCTGCTTTAGCAGGCGCCGGTGCTGGTGCAGCAGGTGCTTGTGCAAATGCGGTCAAAGAAAATGCTGCCATAATAGTTGCGATAAATGCTTTCATTATAATTTCCTCCTAAGTTTAAGATAATGTAGATTGTTTGGTTAATAAGGAACAATCTACAAATCCCCATTCGTTTACCGTTTAAGCGGCAAGAGCGAAGCGGCTATCATTAGCTGCGTTTACTTTGATTTAGTTTTTACACCTACTCTGGTGAGTTGTCCACTTCTGTACTCATTGCCCTGTCGAAACCATGGCTGGCCCATTATAAAACACACTAACCGCTCTGTTGCTTCTGTATGCCTACAGATTGTATCCATTCGTCTAATGTGTTTTATGGTGGACCAGGTGGGAGTCGAACCCACGTCCAGAACACGTTTCAAGTTGCTTCATACAACCATTGCCGCTAGTATAGCAGCTTTTTATTTAGGTGGCAATAGCTTTACCAAGAAAATTTTGGATATTTGGCTTTGACTGCTAAACAAGCATCCAAATATGTTTTTTCGGCCGCAGCATCACCTTTGACCTTTGCATCAAGGTAATCTGCCATTGGTGGATATGCTTCTGCGCGTAATGTGGAAATTACACGGTGAATGATTTCTTCGGTAATTCTTAGACCCCACTCCTGACGGAAGATAAAATCGTATCCTTCAGGCACCAAAGATTGTTTTTCAAATTCTGTGACTATCGTATTAGACAGTAAAAGATAACCAGAACAATCTGGTTTCTGACCGATCATAATCACCTGTAGATTGGGATATTTTGGTGGTGTTGATTCTCCACGTAGATCGCCAGGGCTACCAAAAACTGTTGCTAAGTCTTTTGCTTCTACTGTGCAAAGGTAAAACATTACTTGTTCTCCAATTGTTGTACTTCTTCTTCTGTTAATGGAATCATAGATGGCGATGGCCTCAATTCAATTTTCAATGGATCAGCATTACCTTCCAACAACAAAGCTTCTTTTGGAATCAAACCAATTCTTTGTAGTGCATTGAAGGTATGTGGGTTTGACATTGCATTCCTAAGTTTTGCTGGTGAAGGTCTTCCGTTTGCAATAATCTCAGCTTGAATTTCTTTACCAATCATCACAGTAAATTCATTGGCTGCATTTGCTTCAAACATTTCATCATCGGTGTATGGTGTGCCATCTTCATGTCTGAGTCTTGTTGGTTCAGCAATTATAAAAAGTTCATCAAGAAGTTTATTCAAAATTTTAATTTCTTGCCTATTCAAATCGAAATTGTGTTTCTGATCTTCCTGTACAGACTCCATTTCAATGATTTCCGCTTGAAGATTTAAAATTAAATGTGGCAAAGCATTATTATCTTTGAGTGTTTGTAACTCAGAAAATTTAGCTTGTCGTTTTAAATCTGCAACTGTTTCTAGTGCAGCAGCACGTTTTCTTCCTTCTAGGAAGTTTTGCAATTGTTTAATTTTTTCCCATGGTGTTTCACCAATCACTTGATAACGATAGTTGAATTCACTGTTTAAATTTGATGCCATAATTTCCTCATTTAAAAATAATATTTATGAACTGTAAGATGCTGCCACTAATTCAGAGCGTGCAAAACCAACACCAGTAACATCAGAACTAACAACTCCAGTATTAGAAACCAAATTTGTCAGATTTACTGTTGGAACCTTATCACCATAACCAAAAATGGCTTTATCGCCACCATAGCCGGCCGCAGCTAGATAAAATCTTGCGGTTCCAACACCGGTGGTGTCAGATGCAACGACACCAACATTAGATACTAAATTGGTTACACTATAATAAACTGAAGAACTAACACCATATCCAAATATAGCTTTGTCTCCACCGTATCCTGCTGCTGCCAAACGCCATCGTTGTTGGCCAACTCCAGAAAGATCGTTGGCAACAACACCGGTATTAGAAACTAAATTTGTTATCGTGGAACCCGTTACACTATTGACATATCCATATCCAAATATAGCTTTGTCTCCACCGTATCCTGCGGCCGCTAAAGAATCTCTTGCGGTTCCAACACCAGTAACATCGGAACCAAGTACACCAACATTTGACACTAAATTGGTAAAAGAATATTCGGTGAAGCTGTTATTCCAACCAAATCCGAATATGGCTTTATCGCCACCATAACCAGCAGCGGCCGGATTCGTCCTTGTTGTTCCTGAATTTGTAATTTCGGAACCAAATATTCCCAAATTTGAAATTAAAGTTGTGGTATTTGTTAAAAAAGAAGCAAGAATGCCATATCCAACTATAGCCTTATCACCACCATAGCCGGCTGCGGCCGCAGACCTTCGAACACCACTTGCAGTTGATATTGATACATCCGATGCAACAGCACCATAATTATTTACTAAATTTGATACTGTAGAACTTGTACCAAATGCAAATATGGCCCTAGTAGCCCACTTGCCACTTGTTCTTACTGTACTGTTTGAATACTGTACGCCTTGACTTGTTAAACTTACTGGCATTTTTAATCTCTTTTATGAACTGTAAGATGCTGCGGCCAAATCTTGTCTTGCCGTGCCGACACCAGTAGTATCTGTTGCAACGACGCCAGCATTAGATACTAAATTTGTTAAACTTACACGGCTGGCTGTTGTTGGTGCATAACCATATCCAAAAATAGCTTTGTCGCCACCATAGCCGGCGGCCGCAAGACTGTATCTAGCAGTGCCAACACCAGTCACATTAGATCCGACAACACCTGTATTAGATACTAAATTAGTTGTGCCATAAGCAGAACCACCAGGTTCTCTACCGTAACCGAATATTGCTTTATCGTTACCATAACCGGATGCTGCTAAACTGTATCTGGCAAGGCCTACACCAGTAACATCGGCCGCAACAACACCTACATTAGACACAAGATTTGTCATTGAAACTTCCGATGTTGTATATCCATATCCAAAAATAGCTTTGTCACCACCATATCCTGCTGCCGCAAGGGAATATCGGGCGGTTCCAACACCAGTAGTATCGGTCGCAACAACGCCAACGTTGGACACTAAATTAGTAAGACTAACTCTACCAGAACCACTGAGCCCATATCCAAAAATAGCTTTGTCACCACCATATCCTGCTGCCGCTAAGTATTCTCTAGCAGTTCCAACACCAGTAACATCATTACCAGCGACACCCAAATTTGTTACTAAATTCGTTATACTAACTCTCACAGCAGAATTATTTGTTCCATATCCAAATATAGCTTTGTCACCACCATATCCTGCTGCCGCCAAGTAATTCCTAGCAGTACCAACACCAGTTACATTTGTTGCAACACCACCATAATTATTGACCAAATTTGTTACGCCGGTAGGACCAAAACCATCAGCACCATACCCAAAAATAGCCCTAGTGGCCGTCACACTATTCACGACAGTAGTGCCGTCTGGATATGAAATGCCTGTAGATGTTAGAGTAGTTGCCATTTTTTATTTTTTTATGAACTATAAGATGCTGCGGCCAAAGCATTTCTAGCAGTACCGACACCGGTAACATTGGCGCCAACTACTCCTAAATTAGATACTAGATTGGTTGTATTGATATCAGCAGCGCCGCTATAACCATATCCAAAAATAGCTTTATCGCCACCATATCCTGCTGCCGCTAGATAATATCTGGGAGTGCCGACACCGGTAACATTGGCGGCAACTACTCCTAAATTAGATACTAGATTGGTTACCGCCGTAACAGAACCAAGAAAACCATAACCAAAAATGGCTTTATCGCCACCATAGCCGGCCGCAGCTAGATAAAATCTTGCGGTTCCAACACCGGTAACATTGGAACCAACAACACCCGTGTTAGATACTAGGTTAGTTAAACTATAACTAACACCTCCATCATCACCATATCCAAATATAGCCTTATCACCACCGTATCCTGCGGCGGCTAATCCGGATCTTGCGGTTCCAACACCGGTAACATTGGAACCAACAACACCCGTGTTAGATACTAGGTTAGTTAAACTAAAATATCCACCGCTATTGACACCATATCCAAAAATAGCTTTATCGCCGCCATATCCAGCAGCGGCAAGATCATATCTGGCAGTACCAACACCGGTAACATCAGCACCAACAACGCCCAAATTTGTCACCAAATTGGTCATTGAAACTTCCGATGTTGTAATTCCATATCCAAATATAGCCTTATCACCACCGTATCCTGCTGCCGCAAGGGAATATCGGGCGGTTCCAACACCAGTAGTATCGGTTGCAACACCACCATAGTTATTGACAAGATTAGTCAACGATACGTAAGAAGAACCACTATATCCATATCCAAAAATAGCCCTCACCGGAGATTTTCCGGAGGTTTCTCTTGATGTGTCGTGATATGTTACGCCGTCACCGATTTTTATTGCCATTTTTCTTTGAAGTAATTACTTTGATAGGAGTATTTATACTGTACCATTATTGCGGTAGAATTTTACATGTTCCACCAAATTTTCTATGTGATCCGATGTTTTTTCCACAAAAATACATGCATCCTCATCTTCAACAGCCATCAAAATAACAATCTGGTCAATCGGAACACCAACATGTTCCTCATACATTCCAGAATATGCAGTGCATTGTGCAAAGTAGTCTGGAATATCTTCTTTACTCTTAACTCTTTTGGAAGTTTTAAAGTCAATGACAGATAATACTCCATCCCACTCTGCAATCAAGTCTACACGACCCGCCATACCAATCTTTTCAGACCAAAGTGATTGTTCAATATAGTGTATATTGTTGATTCTTTGCATTGCTGGTATCAAAGAACGAAACATCATCACAGAATCTGGCATTTCATTACGCCATTCAATCTTTTCGTTCTTTAGATACCGTTCAGCAATATTGTGTACACGATTACCACGACCAGTGGCTATCTTTGATATACGATTGGCTTCCTGCTCACCTACACGATTACGCCATTCCATTATGGATTGTT